GTAATGGGAACAAGGTCAGTATCAGGTAACTTTACTTGTTATCTAAATGATACTGCAAATAGTTCACTCGATTTATTCGAGAGACTACAAGAATCAAGAGGCGTGATAACAAATGCTTTCGATCTAGCATTTAGCATTGGAGGAAGTGGTAATACTCCAAGAGTTACAGTCGATATAGACAAAGCACACCTTGAATTACCATCACATAGCTTTGATGATGTGGTATCAGTAGATGTAGCCTTCCATGGCTTATCAACTGACTTATCTTCTTCAACTGCGGCTAACGCAACGAATGAAGTTAAACTCACATACGTGGCTAGTTAATTAAATTAAACTCGGGAGGGGTAAAACCCTCCCACTTTATAGGAATATTATGACAGAAGAAGTAAAAAAACAACCAGTATCGCTTAAGAGTCTTTTGACTCCAAGCAAGACAGTATCAATAGATTATCCTGGGTATGATGGCTTTTGTATTGACCTAACATATTTAGCAAGAGAAGAATTGCTAAAACTTAGAAATAAGTGTGTAAAACAAGTCTTAAATAGAAAGACTCGTGCTTTTGAAGACAAGCTCGATGAAGAACTATTTATGATGGAGTATGTTAGCTCAATTATCAAGGGGTGGAAAGGCTTAAAATTCAAGTACTTAGAAGAGTTTCTATTGGTAGATATAAGTGGACAAGACCCAGAGAAGGAATTAGAATACTCAACAGAAAATGCTGAGTTGCTAATGAAAAACTCAAGTGATTTTGACCAATGGGTAACAGATACTGTAGGTGACCTGGAAAATTTTACTCAAAGCAAGTAAAAGCAGTACTTGCACAGATTGAAAGAAATTTTAAAGACATAAATATTGATTTAAATAAATATTTATTACTCTGTGAACAACTAGGAGAAGAACCTGACCCTGAGAAGATGCCTATTGATAGGTATGAACTTCCAATAGAGGTACAGGAAGCATGGGCACTCCATGACTTACTCTCCGACCGTTGGGAAGGCATGAGTGGCTCTTACCTAGGGAAAGACTACAGCGCTTTAGAAACTTATATCAAAGTATTAGAGATTGAAAACCCAAAAATATCTCTATACTTTTTAAAACATATAGACTACTTCCATTCGGAGTGGTTAAACGCTAAAGTAAAAGCAAAGAGAGATGCTGAAAAGCGCAAATCTAAAATGAAAAGGTAATGGCAAAAACAGTAAAAGGAGCAACTATTACATTTGAAGTGACCGATAACGGTACACTTAAAATGGTAGGACAAAACTCCAGAACAGCAAAGAAAGGATTAGACAATGTAGGTAAATCTGCGGGCGATGTCCGTAGAAATATGCAGGCTATGTCTGGTCGTGTTGAGTCTGGTACCAAAGGATTTGCTCGTATGCAACAAGGCACAGGTGGCCTTGTTCAGTCTTATGCTATTCTAGCATCTACTCTATTTGCTTTAGGGGCAGCGTTCAGAGCGATGGAAAACGCTGCTAACATTGAAAACCAAACAAAAGGTTTTAGAGCTTTAGCACAAATTACAGGAACTTCATTACTATCTATAACAGCAAGTGTTCGTGCTGCTACAGGCTCAATGTTAGACTTCCAAACAGCAGCTCAACAGACTGCTATCGCATCCGCCGCAGGATTCACTTCAGACCAAATCAGATTTCTAGCCGAAGGAGCTAAACTAGCTTCTGTTACGCTTGGTCGTGATTTAACAGATTCATTTAACAGGCTCATTCGAGGTGTTACAAAAGCAGAACCAGAATTACTCGATGAATTAGGTATTATTCTAAGACTTGATATTGCTACAAGAAAATTCGCAGCAGCAAATGGATTAGTCGCAGAAAAATTAACTATTGCAGAGAGAAGAATGGCTGTATTTGAAGAAGTTCAAAGACAGTTAATTGGTAACTTTGGAGCAATGAGAGATGAAGCAGATAACTTCTTAAACCCATTCAGTAGATTAAGTGTTGCTATTTCAGACTTAATAAAAGCTATGCAAGGTCCAGTAGTTGAGTTTTTTGCAAGTTTTGCTGAATTTTTAACACAAAATATTGGAGCTTTAACCACAGCATTTGCTTTACTAGGTTTAAGTATTTTAAGACAAATAGTTCCTTCAATCGGTACACTATCAGCCTCATTTACAACAATGGGTAACAATGCAGTAATAGCTGCAAATAAAGCTGATAGAAGAATGAAAGCATCTGCAAGATTAGTCAGAATGAGAAGTAAAACTGAAGTTGCTGCAGAAATTAATAAATCACAAATTGTTAGAAAAGAAATTATTAGAAGATTTGGGTCTGAAGAAGCATTTAATAAAAAATCCATGGCAGGACAATTAGCAAGAATCAAATTTATGATTCAAATGGAAAAAATGGGAATGTCAAAAACTAAACAATTTAATCAACAAAGATTAAATAGTTTAATGGTTGTAGAAAAAAGAATACAAGAAGAAATAAAAAGAACAGGACTTATATCAAATGCAGTATTAGCAAAAATGAAAATCCAACTACACTCTCTTGCTACAGGCCCAGTAAATGCGTTAAAAGTACAATTTGGTAAATTAGCAGGAGTAATCACAGTTTTAGGTAAAGCAATCAGTTTCTTAGGAGCAGCATTTAATAAATTATTAATGGCTGCTATGGCTTTCTTTACAGTTAAGTTCCTTATAGATATGCTACCTGGCGTTAAAAAGATTAATAATATAGTACAAGAATTAAATGGAAATCTAAAAGCTAGTGGTATAGCTTTGAAGGAGATGGCATTTTTTGCAGATAGAACACTTCTTGAAGATAAATTATCAAATATAAATCAAGAGTTTGGATTAGTAGAAGGAACACTAAAAGGAGCAAATGTAGAATTAGAGTTTTTTAATAATATGATAAAAGGTATTGAAGGACCGAATACAGAAAACTTTAGACAATTTATTCAAGATGAATCAAGAAAAATTATAGAATTATTCTCAGACGGAGGTTTAGTAGACCTTGGCTCTATGATTATGGGAACAGTGACAGCAGGACATACACAGTCTGATGTAAATGAAAGTTTTGCAGGAAGAAGAAGATATTCAGGTGCAGAGAGTAGGGGAGGCAATATAGCTTCAGCCGCTTTAGAAGATGCAGTTGAAACTCAAATAAATTCATTACTTACTAATGCTATAGCAGCTGTTAATTCAGGACAATTAACTGATGCACAAGCGATACTAGAAATTCTAGGAGAAAATGTAGGACAACAATTTATTGCAGGACTTACAAAAGCTACCGCAGACGGAGATGAGTACGGAGTAGCTGCTGCCAATTTTGCTACAGGATTTGCTGAAGAATTAGCTAAGAACAAGACTGATGAGTTGGCAATGACATTCTTTACAGGACTTGATGAAGGATTTTCAATTACAGGATTATCTAATGAATTAATCAACGCTATTAAAGTATCAATGGGATTCAGAGAAGAAATGACTGATATTACAGGTGTAGTAGTTAACTTTAGAGAAGAAGCAAAATCTCTTAGTGAAACTCTTGTAGGTATGATACCAAAACCTAGTAATGCTGAAAAAACTGCAGCTCAGTTAGAATCAATGTTACGAACAATTTTTGAGATTGATGAAGAGACAGGAGAAAGATTAAGCAAAAGAAAAGAAATAACTCTAGAAATGGAGGACGGTAGAAAAATTACAGGTAGTATTCTTCAGATAGCAAGAGACCATTTAGGAATAGAAGCAGAAACAGATGAACAAGTTATATCAATATTAGAATCAGAAAGAGAAAGATTAGAACTAGTTGATAAAAGATTACAAACCCATAAAACATTATCAACTCTTGTAAAAATGGAAATAGATAGAATGGCATTTGTGAATACAAGAGTATCTAAAAGAATGCAGACTGAATTTAAGATATTTGACCTACAGTTAAAACAAGTTCAAGCATTAGATAAATTCGGAATAACACAAACAGATTTAATTAAACTTCAGGGAGCGGCAGCAGAAAACTTATCAGACGCAGAAAAAGAAATATTAGCGGGTAATGCAGCACTAGAACAACAAATAGATTTATTAGAAAGTTCACTAGATAGAATAGAAATGCTAGGAAAAGCACTATTAGAAACTTTTGATTCATCAGCCGCAACTAATTTAGCAAAACTATTTGATACAGCTAATTTAGGAGAGTTTGGTGGTAAAGAGTTCATCAATGCTTTAGCAGTAGATTTAAGAAAAACAGTATCAAAATCAATGGCAGAAGGACTTGTAGACGGTGCTACAGAAATGTTGACTCCAGAAAAGTTCAAGATGAATAAGAAACTTGACCCAGCACAAAAAATACTACAAGTACACAAACAGCATGTAGATGGATTAGCAGGCATACTTGATATGCATGTACAAGGAATAGCACAAGTTATGGGACATCAAGGTACTGTACCATCAGTTACAGCAAACTTTGACCCAAGTGACCCTAATGCTGCGACATACGGTAGTTTATTTGGCCCTTCTGGAGACACTAAGCCTGGTGGATTCAGAGACGCATTACAAGGGCACTTTGGAAGAGGCGGAACATTATTAACAGGACTCTTTGGTAAGAGCGGCAGTCAAACAGGTGAAATGACTGATGATGGAAGTGGTTCAGGAATAGAAGAAATGACAGTCAAAGCGTCAAAAGGTAAAGCTGGAATTCTTGGTACATATGGTGGTACTGATATATTTGGAATCAAAACAGCTATGGATAAAACTTTTGGAGAAGGTGGAACATTTGAAGAATCAGGCGGTAAAATATTCGGAGAAGGCGGAATGTTCCAAAGTATAGGCGGTAGTTTATTTGATACATTCTTCGGAGAAGGCGGAATGGGAAGTAGTTTACTATCTCTATTTGGTTTTGCAAAAGGAGGATACACAGCTATTCAAGCCGCAAGTGGAGGAACCTTTAGTGGTCCAACTACTGGTTACCCTGCAACTCTACATGGAAACGAAGCAGTAGTTCCACTACCTGATGGTAAGAATATTCCTGTAGATTTAGGGGCAAAAGCAAACAATACAAATAATACAAACATTACAGTCAACATGGCTGACGGAAGTTCAACAACAGATAGTGATGGAGCAGCACAACTTGCACAGGCAATTGATGCCGCAGTCCAGAATACAATAGAGAAAGAACTTAGACCTGGAGGAATATTAGCAGGATAATGGCATTAGGATTTAGCACAGGTTCATCATTCGGTAGTAGGACAATAGTTCCAGATAAAGGTTTGTCTAAAACTAACACTCCTGTTATTTTTAGAGCTGAGTTTGGTGATGGATACGAACAAAGAATTGCAAATGGAATAAATAATTTAAAACAAGAGTTTTCTGTAGCATTTGCAACTAGACCAAAAGCAGAGATAGATGATATCATTGGATTTTTTGAAAGCACTAATGGTGTAACTGCTTTTGATTTTACTTTTGCAGACACAAATGCAAGTGGCAATGAAGAAACAGTAAAAGTTTATGTAAAAGACTTTACACAGAAATGGGAGTATGATGATTTTTATACTTGCTCAGCAACATTCGTAAGGGTATATGAAGCATAATGGCAGAGAATATTGTAGCAAAAGACTTACAGAAACTTGACCCAGGTTCAGAGCTGATACAGTTGTATGAGCTAGAGTATGTAAAAGGAAGTTTTATTTATTTCATGTCAGGACTTGATACTGACTTATCAGAAGTTCAAATGAGAGATTATTTTGATAACTCTCAAATCAATACTTATATTGCTATACCAGTAAAATTACAAGGATTAGAATATAAGAATGATGGAGCTATAGCACGACCTTTAGTAAGTATTGCTAATGCAAGTAACGCCTTTTCAAATGCAATCGGTACTATAGATTATGATTCTTTTCTAGGATTAAAATTTATAAAAAGAACAACATTAAAAAAATACATTCATGGAGAAAGTGGAGCAACAAATCCACCAACAGAATTTCCTAGAGATGTTTATGTAATGGATAGAATAAAGGCAAAAACAAAAACAACAGTACAAATAGAATGTGTTGCTCCTTTTGATTTACAGGGAGTAAGAATACCAGCAAGAAATGTATTACCAGATAGATGTCCTTTTATTTATCAAGGAGCAGGAGACCATTTAGATAACTTCAAAAAAGCACAAAGTGGATGTACTTGGCATGTAGAGGGAAAGTATAAGTCTCATGTAGCTGCATATGCAGATGGAACAGAGTATACTGTTTATGTAAATATTGATGATGAATATATTGTACCAAGCACTACCAGTTTTTCACTTTATACTAGTGGAGCAGTAACAGCTGATACTTATTACAGAACAACAAAAACAATTACAAGATATAATGCAAATGGCACTACAAGTAGTGTAACAGCAAATAACTATTGGCAAGCTGTAAAAGATAATAATGCACCAGGAACACCATCAGATGATAATAGTGCATTTAAAAGAGTAAGAATATTTTCATCTTATTCTCACGGAACAGAGTATTTTACTTTTAGTGATGATAGAGATAATGATTATGTTTTATTCACAGATAATACAGCAAGTTCTTCAACAAATGGTAAAGCTCT